AATTTATCTTGTGTATAACGAGAGGCTCTGATTAAAGCAGTCTTCATAGATTCAGGTTCAAATTGAAACAATCCTTTGCCTTTTCCAGTTGGAGTTACCTCACCTGTGACTTTGTCCTCAACATACTGTACCGTCTTAGGATCATAACGATTTCCTGTTTCTACTGCTGCAATAGGCAGTAAGATTTTATCTACAATAGCTTCACGAGTCACAGCATCACCATACTCAGGTTGCTTTTTAGCAATCATTTTATCTAGTGCAGCCACTGATGTTTCGTCAGTTAATAGTTCTTTACGTAATGATTTAAGACTCATAGCCCATCCTAGGTGCGTTATAAAGATTAATAGGAGCAAAATATATTTCATGCCATTCAATCATAATTTAGTTTCTGTTCCAAGAAGTGACGATGTTACACCCAAACCTCCTGAGCCTAATGATGGCAATCCGGTTGTGTCTGGTCCAACTGCTTTACCTACTAAACCACCCGTGCCTCGTGCTAATCTTTTACGACCTGCTTTTGATGCAGCAGTTTCACGTTTGGCTTCTTCAGCTCCACGCTTTGCAGCTGTTTCAATATCTTTTAATTCACCCGCAGTATAATCTTTACGACTTGTTCCAAAGATATCAATATCACGTGTTGTGTATTTTTTCTCTCTTGTTCTAGGATCTTCAGTAAACAATGCGCCCTCAGGTGCAACATAACTTGTCACTGTACGACCAGATGGTCCAAATAATCCAGCTATTCCTCCATAACTGGGTCCAGGCACAAATCCTCCAAATGGACCGCTAATGTATCGACCTGACTGAAAGCTTGTCTGTGTTTTTTCTCGTTGATATTCGCCTGATGGCATGAGATACTCTTTACCAGTACGCTGTATTTCTCGATAACCTTCAGAGATTTGTTTATCGACAGCTTTATTCCACCAGTCTTCAGATTTAAATACTTGACGACCGCCAGCAAGATTGAGTAAATCTTTTTGTGCAGTTTCTGATTTAGGTAGCATTCCTCTTGCCAATGCCATACCAAAGTCAAGGGCTGCCATTACTTATTAGTTCCTAATGTACTTTCTTCGTCAATACCTAATTCAGGAGTTAATCGTGTATCAGATAATAGCATACGCTTACCACCGCCACGTCTTGCACGTTGCTTAGCTGCCATTTGTTCTTGTAGATCTCTTTTTTCTGCTTGAGCAGCTTCTCTTGCTCTTGCTGTTTCTTCACGTTGTGCAGCTAATTGCGCTTCTGCTGCTGATGTATCTGGCTTACCGCCACCGAATGCACCACCCATTAGGCTCTCCTCATTATATAATAATCTTGTTTATCTGAACTGTATTCGGTCAACAAACCTTCTTCTTTAAAATGCAAGAACTTTGCCCATGAAACAGCACGTTGATCATTGGATCTTACCGTAATTTGTATACGATGTAAAGTAAATAATATCTCGCAGATATCAAAGAATGCATTAGCACCCTTAGTCATAGCTATTGGGTATCGTCTAGCTTGCTGATCAAATAAAGACCACGCCTCGCCAAGCCCATTCCAAATGATAACACACCCAAAAATAGCAACAACACGATTGTTAATATACGCAGTAATAGCAGGACCGCATGTAGACTGATGGATAATATTCCGTTCTCTGTCCTGATTCGCAGTTGACGTAGTCCCATAGTTATCATATCCTTTGAAGTTAATAAGATGACTAGGTTGGAATGGTACGTAGCCTCCGTTTTGTAATTTAGGAAAGTATTTCCTGATGTCGTTTGGGTCAATCGAATACATCAAAGTCTGATCGAGCCACTGTTTGAGCAATAAGTGTATTTTGTTGTAATGGAGATTTAGTCATACGCTTATGTTCACCACCTCCGAGAAGTAGGTAACCAAATGCATCACCAATGTGTGAGTGTTCATTTTTATTCGGTGCATCTTTAAATCGTTCTTGACCTGCGCCTACAGCAATTCGTTTAAAGTGATAACCACCGGCTAATGATTTACGTATTTTTTTACAAGAGGTATGTACAATCAATCCTGGTTTGCCAGCAATTAATCTTTGCATGGGTGCGGCTGCACCTTCACGTCTGACTTTAAAGTTGTTTGATGCTGTCGGTTGTGCGCGTAATCCTAATGTACGTAAGTAATCAAATGCAGTGACTTCATAAATGGCATCACGTTGCATACCAGCCGGATCTCCCCATACATTGATTTGTGCTTTAGGGTAGCGTGCATTAATCTCAGCTAAGAGTTGCTGACCAAATCTTTCTAGCCCCATATCTTCTGTAACAATCTCATGTAGAATAATCCAACGGCCATTAGCTAATCGTTGCCCGATTGCGGCTGCCGGTGTTAAACCGAAGTCTAATCCTATCTGCAATGGTTGCGTTGGATCGTATTCCACTTCTGATGAACTCATTAAGTTGTCATCATATTCTGGCCATACTGGTCGTCCTTCTTGAACGTATGTGTATTTACCTTCTGCATAACATCTGATCCAGTCTAGATTTTTACCACCTAACATTTGATTGTAATATCCACCTGGTAAGTTATTTACGTTCTCTGCTTTAGGATTAATGGTCCACCAACGACCGCCTGCAAAGATATGATCGTTAGCTTCTGGGTTGTCAGGTAAAGCCTCTGGTTCTACTTCGATAACACCGCCTGGTTGTTTAAAGAAGTCCCATCCATACTTACCTTTAATTTGATCTTTTTCTGATAATCTGAACCACCAATGATCATCATCCATCGGGTTGGTGTCCATCCATACTCCATGCCATGTAGGTCCACCATCTTTTTTTGTTGGATACCGACCCACACGATGAGTAAGACCATCGATAACAGCCTTAGGTAATTCTCTTGCTTCATTGACCCACGCTCCTGTGAGTTCTAAAGACAACAGTTTTCTGACGTCTTTGGGTTGGTCCAATGCTAAGAAGATAACTTCGCAATCGATACCAGCAGCATCACCTCGGGAGGGTAGGCGTATGTGATGTGTAATCGGAGGAGTATATAACATCGGACCAAAAGTGTTTTCAGGAAAGAGTTCCTGCCATGTTTTAATCGTTGTTGTTTTTAATTCTGGGTAAGAGTTACGCACAATAACAAATCGTGTATAACGAATGCCGTCAACAGGTGAAGGTTTTTGTCTGACTGCCCTCATCATGATTTCAGCAGCGCATGCGTAGGATTTACCCGATCCTACTGGCCCCATAAGTCCGCGAACAAATGCATTGCTTTGGAGAAAGCTGTAGGTTGTTAATGCGCCACTGAAGTCAAGATCAATCCCTGGTCCAGCAATTGCTCTTTTACTACGTTCTTTTTTATTGCTCATCGTCTATGTCTTTAAACTTCATCATCATCTTAGCTTTCAGATCTAGGTTTTCTTTCCATAGTGCATCAATAATCTTCATGACTCTATTATTATTCATATGTGCCATGGCAAACTCATCACGCAATTGCTCAATCTCCGCTTTTAGTTCCATCTTTAGTCTCCAGTTGTTTTACTAAAAAGGCGACATAGTGTTGCAACTTCTTCAAATCCTCAACACCGTTTTTGTTTTTCCATCTTAGTGCGTACTTTATTATATTACCATATAAGAACCCTTCATAGGCCTCATCTGATAAATACTCTTGCATTACATCTATAGGTTGAATGGTATGTCGCTTGTAATGGTCGCCACCAACTTGGATGTCTTTTGGATCACTCATCTTTATTTCCTAATCTCTTTTGTGCTTCTTGTGCAAATCTGACCACGATTTCAAAATGTGCTTCAGGCTTGTCTAATACTTTTTTTATCCAATCCTTATGATTCATGTTCTTCCTCTTCTCCTTGAACTCCTCCAAGGCCTTCATCGCTTTCAATCTCGATGGACTGTTCAGGTTCTTCATAATACGTTGTTGTCTCCGGTGCTTTGACGTTAATACCAATTACAGATGGTTTATCTGATTCTTCTGGATTATCTAATAGCCCTGATGCTTTTGCAAGGATTCTTAGAACACCCACTTTATCCCAAAGCTCAATATCAATAGTTGTATAACTATTACCTTCCTTATCGGTCTTGGTAACAGTCTTAATACTCTTGATAGCTTGTAATGCATGCTCAGGAATATCCTTACTTGCCTTGACCTTAATGTTACCTTCACTATCCCACTCCATAATGTCTGTTGGTTTTGTATTCGCAATACTGAGAAGGCTGTAAGAAACAGCCTCTCGGTTTGCAGCCAATGTTGTCGACCGCTCTAAGTTCTTTTGTAGAGTTCGTACACCACCATACCCAGATAGACTTGGAATCGGTTTACTTTTGTTTGTTACTTTTTTTTCAGCCATTAGAAAGGTAAGTCGTCTTCAAGTTCATTTAACTGATCTGAGGACACAGCCTGATTCGTTGACTGCGTATTCTGTACTGGTGCTTGCCCACCTTGGTTCGCCACAGGATTACCAATTCGCACACTTTTGTATTCAACGCCACCTTTACTCACGTTATCATATACATCTAAGTAATGCTCTGTGCCGTCAGGCATTAAGATCTTACCACGCCAATCCGCATGCCAATCTTGTTCTTTACGATCATTTTTAAATACTGAACCTGTACCTGGTTTTGGTTGATACCCATTATCTTGTGCCATTATAATTCCTCTTTCTCTAGTTCATAAATATGGACGACAGCTGCGCCACCATCCCTTGCTTCACCTCGAGCAATCTCAATGTATTCAAATTGACTATCATCATCATACACGTTAGCCTTCATCAATGCATCTAATATTGCTTTTAAGGTATTGTCAAGATCAAATATTCTTTTAGACCTTGGATGTATCATCACACTAATACCTAAACTTTTATCACCGAATCGTTTGTAGCCTTGTTCATAAACATTAACTGCCACTTCTTCGGTAAATTTTTTTCCAGCAGGAGAGATATACCTTCGCTTTCCCGATGCATGCCAATAATTATTAACACTCGGTGGGTAAGGTAATTCATATCTCAC